CCATCACCAACTTTCGCTCAACCGGCACGGTCAACTTGTCGATCTTCTTTGCTGTCGCAACAGCCCATTGCGGCGACCACCCGCCGCCTTTCGGCTGAAGGAAGGCAGCGATGAGTGGGGCAAGGTTCCCGGTGTTGGCGATTTGTCGCATGAAGATGCGAGCCGCCGGTTGACGTTGGTCTTCCGGGAGCTTCTCACGTTCAAGCAGCAACTCCGTGACACCCGCGTCAATCAGAATCTGTTGCACATAGAAATCATACGCAGGTGTAAGTGCAGCGAAGATAGACACCTCTTCGTACACCTCGCCGCCGAGATGCAAATCCATTGGAGCCTCTTTCGATTGTTAGGGGAGAATATCATGGCCATGATAAATTTCATGGCCATGATAATGTCGTCTATTAGACTACTCCTCTCAGAATCAGTCGGCCGTACGGTGACGTGCTGCTCCCACCGAAGAGACCCTCAGCGTCTCGCAGCGCGGTCATGTTCATCTGGTAGTCACCGAAGTTATCGCCGATGAAGTCGAGGTCACCAGCCGGTACCGCGGCGCACTTCCAGATCTCAACATCATACTGCGGTCCTGTCGTCGGATCAGGAATGAAGAGCAGGCTGCCCTCCACCTTGTTCCGGGTCGCGGGAAGAACCATGTCGAGCGACAGCGACGCGCGCGTGTAGGCCGCGGTGCAGGGCGTCGCAGTGGTCACGCCGCCAGCAGCTGGGCTGATCACCTTGATGATACCAGCGCTCGAGTCGTAGACTGTGTACCCGGTGGTCGGCGTCCAGGTCACGGTGCCCTGTGTGATCACCACGCCGGAGATGTTCCGGCCGGCAGTCTTGAGGAACCGACCAGCCATCACCGAAGAGGTGAGGACTTCACCTGTGATCGCCGAGCTGGTCTGCGTGAAGGTGCTCTGGTCACCCATCATTGCGAGCGCCAAGTTCTCGATGCCGTACTCGTTCGACCCGATCTCGATGGCGACTTCACGAGAGCGAGTGACGCGCTTCAGCACACCAGCCGCGGCGTCGGTGCTATCATTGATGCTGATGTTGTCATCGTTGAAGATAACTGCGAACCGAGCGCAGTTACCCATGTGGAAGTACGGCTGCCGTACGCCCGAGACAATCGGAGCGTACATCAACTCGCCCTTACCAAGAATGATGTTCTGCGCCAGATCAGTAAACATTTCCTGAGATTCCCTTGACGGTTAGACCGTCCGTTGTGCTCGCTTATCGAGCGATTCTATTGAGAACACTACTGCGCCCAGCGCGCCCAAACCATCATCCTGCGTCAGACCGTATTGCAATCCCAAACACCGAGTCAACGTAACGAAGTTACGAACTCTTGCGCCATCGTCGCCGCGTAACTGAAAAAAGTACCAATGCACTGTCAGCACACACGCACGAAGCAAGTAGCTGATGTCTTGCACCTTCTTGGCGGGTGTACCGTTGCCGCGATGCACAGCGGTGATAGACACCGGCGTAATGCCGTGTGCGCACGAACCGCCAGCTGACTGTTGCGTGATCGTTGGGCCATCGGGAACGACCAGCAGCATCAGCTCTGCATCACCTCGCGTGATCTGCTCACCCTTCGCGAGAGCGTCGTCCTCCGTGCCGTCCACCACCAGGACGTCGCTAGTAACAGTATCACCAACATCCTTCGGCAATGAAACCAACTTGGCAAGTACGCCATTCGTTGGATCATTCAGCGCGGCAACAATTGAGCGAACAACTTCGAGCTGCATGTTACCTCGCGATGAAGTCAGCGATCATCTTCTCCCAAGACTGCACGACGGTTGACGGCATCGTCTCGGGTATGATCGGTCGTGCTGGAATCTTCTTGGGTGTCTTCCGGCGTAACGCCACCGGATTGCCGAGCTTGTTGATCACCACAAATGTACGCGATGTAAAACCAGTCTGATGCGGTTCAGCGTAGATCACCGTGGAACCGCGCGTCAAGCTGTCTGGTCGAACGATCTTTACGGCGTCAGGTCCGAGACCGAGCTTCGTGAAACTCGCCCACAACTTGTTCGTGTCTCGAAGTATTCCGCCACGACCGTGTCCGCGACGCTGCCGCAGCTTGCGTGTGACCGGTGCGAGTGGCGCCCACTTCTTGCCGCCGTATGCACCCTCGGTCTGAAACTGTTTGATGAAGACTTCATTCAGCGACTGATTGATCGGTCCTGCGAACACAGGTGATAGATCGTGCGCTGCCTTCATCACTTCACTTAGTCGAGCAACCGCGCCGGATACGTCTATGCGAACGTTCGGTGCGGTCATATCGAATAGACAGTCAGTCTAATGTCCCAACGCTTCAGCCGGCGTTCCCACTGACCGGGAGGAAAATCGTTCTTCACTTCATCGCGGAACGATTTGCTCGGTCCATTCTGTGAACTGATCGAGCTAACAATTGGTGACTCAGCATACTTCGAAAGCCGCCAGCTGATCACATCTGCGATGGTCCACTTAAGCGCCGTCTTGAGCTCTTGATACGCAGACTCCACCGCATCGGCGTCAGGCTGGAAGCCCTCGAGCGCGACGTACACGCCGTTACCGCGATGGTACCCACGACCAACATAGAAGTTGTTGACGTGATCAACGGCTGCGGGAAACTGCCGAGTGAAGTGTTCGATAACATCCCACTCCGCCTGTTCCGCTACCGTCGGCAGATCAGCGTGACCGCGCAGCGCGGCAACGATCAACGCTTTATCTGCCGTACTTGTTGCGTCAAAGTAGGTCGCCACCAAGAACCTCAGTTATGTAAGGGATGAGGTGGCAGAGAGGCGAACCTCTCTGCCTGTCAGTTTTAGCTGACGTACCTCACTGCCATATCCTCGTCGAGAGTCTTGACTCCCCAAAGGGCGTCGACCCGGACGTAGACCTTGGCATCCAGACCCTCGTACCACATGGTGACGCGGAGCGCCAACCCGGTGATAGGATCAGCCAGGCTCGCGACCTGTGCACCCATCCGACGAGCAACCTCAGGAAGCGGCGCCATCGCGAGGGCGAACGCGTTCCGATGGAAGGCGAGGTTGTCGTACTTCGCGGTGTTGCCGAGAGTGATCTTCGCGGCAGTACCGGACGCCACGGTGTGCCGGGACTGCGGCCGCACGGTGACGGTGATCGCGTTGGCAGCTGCAGTAGCATCCGCCGCGACCACGAAGTTACGAGTAGCGGTCAACGCGGCGCCGGAAAGACCATCCGTCGCGGTGTGACCGATCTGCACAATGTCGCCAACCTTCAGCGTACCGGTGCAGGTGGAGGCAGCCAACGTGATGCTGGTTGCGCCCACGGTGACTGCGGCGCTGACGGTCAGTGAACCGCCAGTTACGGTGAAGGTACCAGGAGCCTGCTGCGTCTGCACGTTCTGGTTTGCGAAGATCTCAAACCCAAACTTCCGACCCAGCGAACCGCGCTGCTGAGTGTCGGCAGAACCGCTCGCGTCGGCGCGGTTGAACGCGTCCAGCGAGAGGAAACCCTGCTCACGCTCACCGTTGATCTCGAGCGCGACATCGTTCAGCGGCACCTGATTGTCGAACAGCCGACGCCGGATAGCCGGTAGGTCAGCGACAGAGGTGATGCTGGACTGCCCGAGGTAGTACCAAGGAATGCCACGAGCCAACGCGTTCAGGGTGAGGTCGATCTTGTCCGCGACGGCGGACGCGGCGGGGCGGATGTGCTCGTTGATAATCCGCTCCTGCGTGTAGCTGAGTTCCTTGTCGGTCAGTGAGAACTGAACACCATTCCACTGGTCAAGGGTGATCGCTACCGAGTCAGCCACCAGGTCACTGGTGTTAGCAGAGCTGATCGGCATCGACTGCGCGGTGAAGTACGTCGGCCGACGCAGGTTGATAACTGAGCCGTACTCCTGCGGGTTCTTGTCGTAGCCGCGGTATACGCGACCCGCCATTCCGAGAGCCTTCTCGAGCTGCACCAGAGCCTGGGCAGCGTAGAAGTTCGGATCGTAATTCCCTAGGCCATTTGCCATTGGAAATGAAACTCCCCGCGACCGGTTACGTTACCGATCAGCGGGGAGTCGCGGAAACACCGCGGATCGGTTAGACTGGAACGATTGTCAGACCTTCTTTGCGTGCCTTCTCTTCCATCTTCTTGAAGAACGTGATGTCGCGGATCTGATCAGCGGTAAGCCGAAGCTCCTTGCCGACCTGACCTGCAACCGGCGTTCCACTTCCACCTTGACCTGCGCCGGCCTCGGCACCGCCCTGCCGCTCTCCTCGAACGAAAGGCTTGCCGTCTCCAGCTACCCACTGAGCGATGAACTCACTGACCGTCATGTACGGCGCTTCACCGGTCTGTGAGTACGCGAATCCGTTCTCACCCTTGGCGTAGAAGGAGTCCGTCTCCTCGTCATACGCGAATGAATCGCGCAACATCGAGACGACCATCGGAACACCCTTCTTCGTGGTCGGCTTCAGCAGGTTCTCTTCGACCTTGTTCGC